TTGGTCTCTTCCACGAGGTCCACGATCCGGAACGGAAGCGTGTTAGTCGTAGCGGAGGAGTCCGAAATCGCACACTTGGAATTGCCAGTGACCGTGCTACCGGTGTTATCTACACCAGCGACGTTCGCGCCAATATCCGTGATTGCAAGATCACCAATAGTCGTACCAGACGAAACAACAGCAACCTTAAACAGAAGATCCGTGGCATCAGCAACATATGCTTTGATGTCACTAGCAACCGTGCTAGCTGGATAATACTGCTTAAAAGTCTGCTGTTCAGTGCTTGGGTCTGTGAAAGAACAGCCCAAGAAGACACCAATCGGCGTCATGGCAGCGTCGAACGTATCACGCTCAACGGTACCGCCGGTAACGAGTTTAACAGCGTCCCCATTAAAGATGCTCGTGGCATAGCCGCTGGCAATGCCGTAATGACGAGTAACACCTGCATAGGGGACATTGCTAAGCAGCTTTACCGGTATAAGCCCGTAAGGGCCATCTACAGTAGGATAAGCCATAATTAGCTCCCATGCTAAAAGTTAGGTTCCAGTGCCGAAAGTAACCTTCGTTTTTCTGTCGTTAAACAGAGGCATACGAGGGTCATTTTCGCGCATAAGGTTGTTGTCAACTGACTGCATCTGGGACTTAGCCTGTTCGTCGTAGTAGGCATTACGTTCCTCAACAAGTTCAGCCGGAGCCTTACAAAGCATTAGACCACCAATTACAATGTTATCTTTGAAGCGCTCTTGCTCCACAGCAACCATAGTAATCTCAGGATGGTCCGTGGCCTTTACAGGCTCCCAACCTTCACGAAGTTTCGAGGAGACATTGGTGGCGTCAACTTCACCATGCGTGGCAACCCGTACCCAGTGATACTTGTAACCCGGCTCGGGATCGGGGGAGGGTAGAACCTCCGGGCGCTGCCAAGCTCGTGTACGGGCACTCTTCTCACGAGTATCGTTTTCACGATTGATTCGGTTATTAGCCATTACTATTCCTCATTTGTATTGCAACCTGTTTGGCGTATTCATCGAGAGGTACTCCAAGACGTTTCGCAAGGTTTACCTGTGTTTGCGTTAGTACCACCTTCTTAGGTGCTGTGCTCCGCGTAGCGGGTGCAACCACATTAGCCTGACGTTTCGGCGTCCTCTTCTCGTCATCTTCTTCAGCATCGTCCGACATATCGTCGAAGTTCTCTGGGAAGACCTGTCGCATACGAGTATCTAAAGCCTCGTAGTAGTCGTCACTTCTCGGGTCTACACCCGACTTAACGAGCTTGTTGTGCAACCCCAGAGCAAAGCTCGTCATTTCGTCGTCTGTGCCAAACCACGTATTGGACTTAGCCCAATCCGCAGCCCGCTCATCAACCTGTACTGGGGCGTCGTTGTTAATACCGTCATCAGAGTCTACATCTTGGTTATCTTCCTGTAAAGGAGATAACTTGATATTATTTAACCTATCTGCCTTGATCTTGGCATTAGTTAAATTTTCTTGCGCTTCAAGAACAGCATCTGAATCACCAGCCTCATAAGCATCTTTATACGCTTTCTTCGCCTGATCGAGTTCAACATCAATAGTCTGTTTGGCTTGATCGAGGAGGGCCGTTTGATTTTTACCTACGGTGCTTTTCAGGTTGCGGTTCTCTTCAACCAACTGCTGAGCGTAGCGCTCTAACTCTTGCCGTTCACGCAAGGCTGCTTCTTTAGCGCGGCGTTCATCGTGGTAGCCTTTACTAAAGTGCTTGATGCGTTTCTGAACCTTATCAGAGTACTCTTCTAGCTCTTCGTCGGTTACTTCTTCCGGCGGATCAGACGCTTTACGGCCTCGATCTGCTTTTGGAGTATCGTCCACAACTTCGATATCAAGCTCTTCACTCGATTTACTATGCTGCAGACCGCTTTCTTCGCTTCCGCTACTAATTTGCTCATTTTCCGTGTCCCCAAGAGGTTTTGCACTAGACGGCTCCACCTCAATTTCAACGCTGCCCTCTTCCACATTGTCAGGATCGGGCAGCGAATATTCAACTTTTTCAAAAGGCATATTTTATCTCCCTACGCTGTCATGATGCCACTAGGATCAGGAATAACAGCTTCGATAGAGTCGTCATTCATAAGACGAAACTCTTTGCCGTTAACCTTAAAACGCGTGCCCGTGTTCATACGGAACATCACGTAGTCGCCTTGTTTACACCACGGCCCTTCAGGGAAACGCTCTTTGTCAGTATACGCACCTTCGCCCATGTCAATCACGATACCCATGATCGACATAATATACTCTCGGTGTTTCTCCGTATCCGTCTTAAGCAGAGAACTGCCTTTGTAGTAGTCCTCGATTTCAGGCAACGCAACCAACACGCGATACCCGACAGGCTTGGGAAGCTGGGCCTCCCAGTCTTCTTCAGAAACGTCGTTAATATTAACAACTTCACTCATCATCTTCTTCCATATGACTTCGCAAGAGGTCTTCCATGTGTGAGAGCGCGGTGTCGAGACCCCGAATTACACCGCACAATTCCTTATACTCAGCGTAGTCTTTGGAACTACCGCTGGATAAGAACTCCACTGCAGAGGAGCGCTGCTCCTCGATACGATCTTTAAGCACGTCAAAGACGGTTGTAGCCATATGGCTTATGTATTCCTATTAGGGGTTGTAACACTCTTGAATATCTCAAGGTCCAACTTCTCAGTTTCAGCCTTCTCTTTAATCTTGGCCTCTACTGCGTCTATCTCCAGCTTCTTAGCTTCGAGGAGAGCATCAACTTTGTCAGCTTCCACTTTACGCTGTTGCTCAGCCAAACGTATCTGAACATCAGCCGCATCTTTCTGAGCCTTGCGCTGGACTTCAGCCTGTTTAGTAGCGGCCTCCTGACGACGTAGCTGTAGTACAGGGTCTTGTGCCTGCTGCTGTGCTTGCTGTTGCGCCGCCTGCTGCTGGTGTGCCTGAGTAAGCTGTTTACCGGCATCAGCCACAAGCCGAGCGAGATCAACTTCGACATCTTCGGGAAGCTCTTCATCCGGCGGAGGTAGCGGCACCCCAAGACGTTCCTCTATCTGCTTACGGTAACTAAACCCGAGGTGCTCAGCAATATGAGCCTGTAGTGAGGCCATAATCTGTTGCGCCTGCGGGTTCTGACCAATCATTTGCGCGATCATCGGGTCTTGCATGAATGCTGTATGTGTTGCGATATGCGCGTCATGGTCTTGGTAAATAAACGCACGCATCGGTTTACCAATAAGCGCGTCCATATTCTCACTAACCGGGTCTTTCGGTTTAAGGTCGTCTTTCGTTGGAACAAGTTTATCTGCGTTCTTGACCCCAAGAACTTCAATCATCTGCCTGTGCAGGGCAGGTAAGTCATAAATCTGCGGTGCAGACTGAGCCATCTGGAGGACGGCCTGATACTGCACAACCCGTTGCGCCATCGTCGAGCTATTCGGGTCGCTAACAGGGATTACGTCTACAAGGGCGTAGTCAGCTTGTCGGGCACTGACCTCCCCTCTAAGGGGTTCGTAGCCGTATTCAGCAGGGGCGTACTCGACCATGATAGCTTTAAGGAGCTTGAACTCCTGCTTCATAGCGTAGTGTACACGAGCCTGCACCGCAGCCATTGGTTTGAGAGTTCGCTCAAGAAGGGCAAGTGTTGTACCCACTGGAGCATTGGCCGACATATCAGAGATGTTCATGTCACTGATAGCGCCTAACCTACGACCCTCATTCGTAATCTTATCAAGCAACTGTAGAAGTGTTTGTGACGGCTCTTTGTAAGGGAGCGTCATAATGTTGTCGCGAACACTGCCAGACGGCACATCTACGTCTCGGAACTCGCCCGGCTCAATCGGTGTGTCATCACCCTTGATGCGAAGGCCACGGGATTTAAGACCACCCGGCAAGTTAGACAGTGTGCCTGCATCAACTAGCTGACGAATAAGGGAGGTGCCCGCTCGTGCGTAACCACCAATGATGTGGATCAAACCAAGGCCGTAGAACCCAAATCCCGGCACATAGACGTAGTGCACGAAGTGCTGTCGCTTAAGCATAAGCGGGTCATCAGGACTCCAGTTGCGGCGAATAGCAAGAACAGCGCCGGTACCACGCTCAATGGTAACAACGTATGGACGAGCAACTTCATCATCAGAATCATCAAAGCCGTCGATAACCATATCGACGTGAATCTCATAGATGCTGTAACGCTCGTCATCAGTAATCGAGTAGCCGCCTTCCTCCGCCTTTCTCTCTTCAATATCAGTGTGGAACGGCTGTGGGTCGCCTAGCAACTTACCTGTAACTTCTTAAGCTCGTTCTTGGTCTTACGCATAATATGCGTAACACGCTCGGCGCTCTCAATGTGCGAGGCTCCGTATGGTACGATGACATCTTCCGCCGGGACGTAAATCGCTACCTGACGCATGATGTTTGGGTCGTAATATACTTTCTTGAAGGCAGAACCGGCCAACCCAAGACTGTACAGAAGGCGTTCGTGCTCGGGGCGATACTCAACCATACGCTCCGTAAGCTCGTAGTTCATGTCAGCCTTGACACGCTCAGAAGCCTCAATTTTTTCCTTGTTCTCCTCCCCAAGAATCTTGACCTTTACAGGGCCAGAAGCGGGGAACGTCTCACTCATGGTCTCCGCTTGGAACCGAATAGCGGCCTCGGCAAGAACCGTAGAGAACACACCACACGCACCGTCCCACGGATCAGTACGCTCTTCGTACTTAAACCCTAGAACGTCCAGACCTTTAACAAAGGTGTCCGCCCAGTCTTTGCGGCTGTCGATGTCTGTATCTACATAACCAACAAGGTCGTTGGAGATGCGCGCAAGAACAGTGTCATCCAAGGACTCAGCTAGGTTAGCGGCAAAGGACACAGGCTCGATATCTTCTCCGGGTACAAGCGTAACCTCGACACTACCGTCGTCAAGAGTCACCATATCCGGATTAACAATCTCTATCTCAAGCTCAGCACCTTCCCCTTCAACATCCTCTTCGATGCCTTCAGGTGCGGCGTACAATCCTTTTTCAATCGCCATAGCTTATCCTTTAATAATACCCGCCGCGACGTTGCTTAAAATACTGTATAGGGTCTGGCTCATCAGACGGCAAACGAATAAATCCACCCTGCCTAAATCTCATGAGGGCCATAACAGTAGAGTCAACCAAGTCATCATGACTCATAAATGGAAACCCGGCAATCTCTTCTATAACTTCTTCTGCCCAGCGTGTATTGGGCATCCATACCATACCTGATGCTACAATGTCTGCTACAGAATTAAGACGCGCCAATTTATCGCCGGAGCCTCTGTGTGGTGTATACTCCTGTACAGGAAGGCCCATACGGCGCATCTCCTGATAGATGGCTGTACCTGCGCTTTTCTTTTCAACGATAAAGGCGTCTGGCTCCCACTCACTATACTCACGCATAGCGAGGTCTTTTAACTCGGGAAACTCAAGACGGTCCTTGATACTGTTGAGCAGTATGATGTTGTGGTTACCATCTTCCTCATTAAGGAAAATCCCCCACGTTGTAAGCGCTGTGTAGTCAGCACGGTTGTGTTTCTCAGCCGCCGCGTCCAAAGACATGATAATATACTCACACGACGGAGCGTGCTCACCACCCCAACGCGACCACCATTCACGCTTGACGATGGCAGATGTCTCAGATGTCGGCTCCTGTTGGTACTGAGCCATCCATTTTG